GGCGTCGCGTAGACGGACTGCCAGCGGGCCATGGTGAGCGGTCCGAGCACGCCGTCTACGGCCAGCGGGCCGTGGTCGGACGGGGCAGTGCCACTAGGTACCCGAACGGTAGGGGAGGAGCCCGCGGTCACAGCGCGCAGTTGGGGCAGAATCCCATAATAACGGCCGGGACAAGCGGTGCTCATCCAGTCCTTGTGCCCAACGATGTCAAGGTCACCCCACTCCTCCTTGATAGCGGAAATGAGGCCGACAAGGGTCTGAACATCCCCCTGGGTCATTTCGGGCCTACACTCGATTCCGATGGACCGAGGATTGCCCGCGCGCCCGGCGTGCCATGCACGGTCGTAGTCGTGGACGATCTGCGTGACTCGGCCAGCGCTCACCACGTAGTGGGCTGAGGTGTCTCCGTCCTCACGGCAGAGCCAGTTCACGACAGTCTGGTGGTCCTGGCCGTCGTCACCCCAGTGGTGAATGGTGATGCTGGTCGGGTCACCCTCAGGACGCCCGGCAGCGTAGTTACCGGACCACTGAACGTCGGTCACAGCGCGGTTAGGCACGGTGCTCTCCCTTCTCGGTGGTGTTCACCGCTGCGACGGCGAACAGGGCGCTGAACAGGAAGTTCCACGCCGCAACAAGGTCGTTGGTCAGGACGCCATAAGCGAACAGCAGCGCGGTCAGCGCAGATGCAACACAATAGGCGTAGCGACGGAATGAGGGACTGAGGTACCAGTCTCGGCCCTCATGCTTTCCATCAGGCATTATCGTTCTCCTTCAAGATAGTCAGGATTTCCTTCGTCAGTCGGGTCTGAGCATCATAAGCCGACCCACCGTGATTCGGCTTCACGTTGTAGTGAACGTCATCCACCTTCCTCTCAATCTCATCGAGTCGGGAGACGACGCCCGGCCGTTCGGGCGTCCCCTCCCATACCTCCAGCATAGCGGTCAGGTGATCCAGGAAGCGGGTCACCCGCCATACCGTCCGACCGAGTAGGCCGATCACACCGAGGAGCCCGGCAATAATGCCTACGTCGATTACGTGCGGTAAATGTATCATCGAACAAAAACCTCTCTGAATGCATTGCGACTGGTCGGGTTATCAAAGAACATCCTACCATGCTTGTAGGCCGACCTAGCAAGTTGCATGATCTTATCCCCGTACACCAATAGGCACTCACCTTCCTTCATATTAGAACCGACTAACGTGTAGAGCCTTTCCTGAGACTTGGGGCGCCTCTGCTGAATGAACCACGTGGCACCATCAATCCACACACTGAACGTCCCTTGCTTGGTGCGGAGTGTGAAGTTGTACTTGGCGGTCCCGTTCTTCTTCATAATAAACTCATCGTCGTTGTCAGCAAAGACGTTGCTGATTGAGTAATCAGCGTAGTCCGAGGAGTGCTTGACAATGAAAGAACCGAACCGGGTCTTAGCCACCTCGCTTGCGAACCGCTCAGAGTCCACGAAGTGTGCGCACACAAAGCCGTCGCCACGGAGCGCAAACTCACGAGTGGGGGATAGGTCGTACTCGATGAAGTAGGGATTCATGATGCTAACGGAGTTAGACAGCATGAAGATACGAGTCTTGTCCTGCCAGCGGTCAACAGTTGAGTAGAAATCATAAAGGCGCTTGACCTCGTTGGGGAGGTACTGGACGTTACCCTTCTCGATGATGAACTCATCAAACAGGATCGTAGTAACCTTGGGGTATGCGACCGACTTGTTCGACTGAGACGTGGAGAGCGCAATGAAGTAACCGATAATCTCCCACTTCTCCTTGCCGTCGTCTACGTGCTTCATCTCAGCGACGCCACCGTTAATGCGAAACTCGTAGTCAGGAAACTCGTGCGCGATGTCAGAGAAAAACGACTCGCGCCCCTTCAACTCAGTCCGATAGCGGCGAAGGTAGATGAACTGCTCACCACGGCGAATCGCGTTGCGGATCGCAATTTTCTTAGCGCCGTAAGTCTTTCCGAGACCACGAGCGCCCATAATCATATTGATTGTGGCATTACGAGAAAGGATCGGGCCAAAATCGTAATAGGAAAACTTCTTCTTCGCCTTCATGAGATATACCTCCTAACAGTCCACCAAGCCGTGTTACTAACATATGATGCGATATTGGAACTGACGATAGGCCCGTTCCCAGGACCACCGTGGCCGACGTGCCCTGCACCACCAGTGCTCATCTCAACGTGCCGGAAGCCCGCATTCCACATCATAACAATTAGGTCACCGGGCTTCAACTGGGCCACCTGCGCATCACTCATAGGGCCAGCGCCGCGCAATGCCTCCGAGCCCGTGTACATGATCTCGCCCGTGCCTCCGGTACCAATGTCGATGTTCGCAACGTCATGGTAAGCGCGCCACACTGTACCCGAGCAGTCCGAGTAGCCCGTGTTATCCGGGTCAAGGCGGCCAGGCGACTGAGAATAGGCGAACTTACCAACGCGGTCCAGCATCCACTTAGCAACCTTCTGCTGCAACTCAGAACCACCAGCCACGGTGCCCGTGGCTCCGCTGGCACTGCCTCCCGAACCACCAGCAGCAGGGTCACTGGCCTTGAACGTCCACAGATTCGTCAGCGGCGTTGGCATACCCACGGCGGTCCCGTGAACCGTCTGCACGAACAACTGTGAGCCCACGATGCGTGCGTATCGCAGGATGCCCTGAGACTGCTGACCGGTGTCACCGCCGCCCGGTGTCTCACCGCCCTCGACGCCGCCCTCGACGCCGCTCGTGTCCTTGTTCTTGATAATGTCACGGCACTTCTCGTAACGGGAGCGATACTGCCCTGCTACCCTGTGAGCAACAATGGCGTTGAACATCTCGTCAATGGAGCATCCCACCGAGACGGATGAGAGAATGGGGAGCGCGTTCCTACCAATCTGGTGGTACGCGCTGAACCACAGCAGCAGCGCCTCGGTGTGCTTGTTAATGTCCCAACCATAACCCTTGACCAGATTGATATACTCATCCAGGTCTTTAATAGTCTGGTTGTTCTGAATCTTGACGTTCTTGCGCATCACAGGGCGAAGCGCCTCGCCCTCCTCCCGAGTCAGGTACCGAGACGTCCACCACTCATCATTGTCGCCGTGAGCGTCAAGGTCCTTGTCGAAGGACGCGGGCACGCCCTTCCACTCACCGGAGTTCTCTTTCTTCATCCTACGAAGGATCGCGCCTGCGCGAGACCCGTACCACTGGGCTGAGCCAACGGTGATCGGGTAGTCGTAGTTGATAGCCCCGTAATCCATCGAGGATTCCGGGTAGCAGATCGCCTTAATGGCGACTTTCTTCATCGTGTCGTCCCATGCCATGAGGCAATAATAGCACAGCCCGCAACCATCAGGTTGCGGGCTGTGCGGAGGGAGGATCGCTCACTCAGTGTACCACACTCAGGGCACTACCTGGTCATCCGGTGGGTCCAGAGTCTCATCCGGGTTATCCGGCACAGCCTCCGAACCCTCCTTCGTGAAGCCGATCTCAACACCGAACGTCGGAACCGGCAGCCACTTCGAGGTCGCACCATCCGTGTCAGCGCCCGTCTTCCCGACGAACCACAGAGTGTTGTCGCCTCCCAGTTTCCAGGTCGCCAACTGGCTCCCGTTAGTCCTGGCAGGGCCGATAGCGTGCTGCGCAGCACGAGTGGTGTACACCGTCCCGTCCTGAATCGGGATGCGCGCAACCTTCGTGCCCGGCTGGGGACCGGAGGTGACCGTGCCACGGAGACGGAGGACGCCGTTGCTCACCTTCCACTGGAGCGGGTAGCGGTCATCCTGGGTGACACCGGGCTCCAGCGTCATGTTCTGCCAGCGGTCATCGGGGCTGACACGCCGGTAGCGGTACACCTTCGTGTTCCCGTTGACCTCGACGCGCCGCTGGATGAAGTAGGACTGCTCCGAGCCGTTGTTGCGAATCACGTTCACAATCAGTGAACCACCAGTGGACGGGCCACCAGACAGGCGAGTGATCGTAACGAGCGAGTAGTCAGGCAGACGCATACCCTCCGTATCGGAAGTGATTGCCCTGTTCTTCCACGTGTACCACGCGAAGCGAGTGAGCCCCTGCGCATACATCATATCGAACACCTGCGTGGTGTTCTCAAGCCGCTTGTGAGACAAACGGTCGTAGAAATAGTTGTCGGTCGAGGTGGGCCACAAACCTGTCTGATACGAGTCTACGTCGCCCGTGAAGTGGTCCTTAGCGCACTCCGACATATCAATGCCGAGGAGGCCAGCGTCAAACTCGCGGAAGATCGTAAACCCATTGGTCAGTGAGTCAGGGTCATCCCAGGTACGGTGTACCCAACCACTGTAGATCGCACCGTCAAGGCACTGCATTCCCTCATTCTCAATGGAGGAGGCAACAACCTTGTACCGATTGAGGAGGTTCACAACCTTAAGCGGGTCCATGAGCGCACGAGTAATCACCGTGCCGTCATAACCCACCTCGACGATACCCTGCATCGCGTGCTCATCATTCGGCTTCCCATCACGCCAATGGCCGCCAACACCGCCAACGAGGGAGGAGCCGGTGTCACAGAACGCCTGAATCTTGAGCGCACCCTTACCGTACAGCGGGGACGAGAAATCGTAACCCCACTGGACCTTGCTCAGGCGAATCTCGTCGATGGGAGCCCAATCGCGGTCGAGGTGCCCGAACCGGCCACCGTCACCGGACTGGACGACCGTGAAGCCGTCACCCCACTGGGCCATCTTATTACCAATGTCCACCGTGTAGGTCTGCTTCACCTCCAGCCGTTCACCCTCATCGGGCATCTTCGTAATCTCGAAGCGGGCCACGCGAGGCTGAGTCACGCTGTTCTTGACGTACAGGTTCCGGTGCGGACCCTCGCGCTTGACGATGAAACCCTCAGGCCACGCACTCTTGTTGGGGAGCACGAAATAGGTCAGGTACTCACCCGACGGCCACTTCCGCACAACAATGGCGTAAGCCGTCGCAGCGCGGTAGATCACGTACAACTCGTTCTCGTGGATGAAGAACGTCTGAATCGAGTGGCCCCCGTAGAGCCCCTTGAAGAAATCACGGCCAGGCCAGTTCATGCCCACGCTGAGCACGTGGCTGCGAGTGTAGCCACGGGCTGCGCTGGTCACCGAGTCAGGGGCCAGGTTGGCGCGGGCCACGGCGGCGCGAAGATCGGCGAACGCCTTAATGAGTTCATCCACGGCGGCCTGCGAGTCGCCGGTGATCTTCTTGACGGAATCCTCGAAAGCCTTAATCATGGCCTCGAAGTTCTTGTTAGTGTCAGGAACGAGCGAGCCGTTAATCCAACGGCGCATACGCTCCAGCAGTTCCAGGAAGGTCATGCCATCCCGGTACGTGAACGGCGTGACGTTAGTGACCGTTCCTCCTGGCACATTGTAAGTGTCAGGCTCAATGAGGTTATCCGGGATTCCAATCACCAGAACCACCCTTCCTTGAAGTACTCATCATCTGTGTTCCAAATCTGCATGAATAGTGGCTCCAGTGACTCAATCACCATCATGTCCACATTCACGAAAGTCTCACGCCACGCCGCGATGAGCGCTGCGCTGTGACCATGATACCCCGAAATCCGTTGCTTCGAGGAACCCTCCCGAGCCGACTCACCACTGGTCTCCTGACGACCATCCTTCGAGTCCTGAGACGACGACTGCCCCTCCGAGGAGCCCACCACACCAACGTGCGACGTGGAGTCCGCCGTCCCATCCCGACGGTCAGACGTCGTGGACGACCCCGTGCCCTCGTTGTGTGACACCGTATCCGTGGCGCTGGTCGCATAGTCCTCGTTGCCCGCGAGGCGGGTCTGAGGAAGTTGCGACGCCACGGCACGGGACTTCGCGTCCGCCGTCGAGGTGGTGTTGCCCTTCGAGGAGCCCTCGTCGTGCGTCGCTGAGTGCGCACGGGAGTCCGTGTCCTCCTTGTGGGACTCCGTTGAGGAGGTGTGCGCGTCCCCGCGCCACTCCTGGTTCATTCGGGACGCCTGCGTGTCCTTGGACTCCGAGGAGGTATCGGTGGTCATGTCCTGCGTGGAGAGCGGGTCAATCTTGACCAGTTCACTGAGGTACCACTTGTTGAAGTACGGCATGATCTCATTCATGCGCACCTTCAACCTACGGAGCCATACGTCCACGGTCTCGTGGGCAATCTCCCTGTACCAGAAATGGTTAATGATTCGGTCATTCAGGGTGTCACGATAACCCTCATCGAAGATGGGATAATCGCTAAGGGCGTCCGCCTTGATATCCGTGAGTTCCGTAATAGTACGAACCTCGATAGTAAAGTCAGCCATCGTTCTCAACCTCCTCTGCCTTCTCAGTATTCTCGTCAGGGCCAAGGCCATTGTTCATGTACTCGGTGTGCCAGTCCACTGACACATTGAGTTCAGGGAACATGCGGTTAATCTGGTCGCACGCATAGCGCCGGGCGTTAAGGGCCACACCACGCATGGCCGCCGCCTGCCCGTCAGCCCCGTCCGCCTCGGCTCCCACAAGACGCTCTTTCTTGAAGGAGTTCATCGTGGAGATGCCGAGCAGCGTCATCGCATCATTCCAGATACGGTAACGAGCATCCTGCATCTCCGTAATGGCACCCTTCTCCAACTGGAGATTAAGGACGCTCATCTTCTCGGAAAGGGAGCGAGCATTGAAGGTTTCAGACCCGAAGATAACGGGCTGGCCCTCCTCAACTGCTCGGAACGCATTCATCATTCCCAGCCGCTCATCCTCACCCACGCCAACAATGTACGGGTGACGGGAGGCGAAAATGTCAATCTCCACGGTACGGTCGGCCTCGGCCAGCCTGTCAGCGAAGATGCGCACCACGTCAATGTCAGGAAGCCGCATGTAGTTCGCCCAAATGGGCACACACTCATCAGCCTTCAAGTGCTTGCTAAACACCTGATTGCCATAAGCGGTAAAGCCCGTAGGATTGTCGTAAAAGTTCACACCATCACGGCCACTGGCACGCAACGCCATGTACTGGTCAAACTCCTTATCGAAGTAGAACACGCTAAGCGCGTCCCGGAACAGCGTCCACTCCAAGAATCGCGGGTCAATGCTATCGGGTAGCCCTTCCCACTTGAAGCGGTTCATGCACATCTCGGTGAGGATGCGAACATACATCCTAGCAATACGTGCTTTCTTGGTGCGAGTGTTACCCCGCCTGCGACGCGAACGAGCCCGCGTCGCACCCGTGTCCTCAGTGAACGGAGAGTAGATACTCTCAGCCACATAGTCACCATCTCGGCTCATAGCCGGAAACCTCCAATCGGATTGTTGTCAGCAAGGTCGGTGTTGCCGATGTACGACTCATCATTCCATACGGTCACGCCCTTCTCGAAGATACCGCGAATGGTCTGCCGGAACGTCTCAGGACACGACGTGGAAGTCACGGTGGTCTCCTTCAACTTCCAGAACGTGAACTTACTCATGCACTGGTAGTTGGAGGGCAGTTCCACGAACTGGTTGAGCGCGTAGCCGTATCGCAACCAGTACTCACCGATAGTCCTCATGGCGCCGGGGCCAACAACCTTTGTCTTGACATAAATCTTCCACGCCTGGTTGGTCGCGAACATGAAGGCGTCGCCGCCCATCTGCCCTGAGGTTGAGGGCGGAAGCAGTTGCGCGTCCTGAACCTTCGCGTTGATCCCGGCCAGCGCGTTCGAGTAGTCACCCTGAGCAGCAAACTGGGCAAGGCTACGGTTGTTGTCGGACTGAGCAAGGTTCATATCCACGTTCGCCTGCGTGATGTCACGAGACAGCAGGTTACGGGCGTTCGTCGCCTCGGAGTTCGCACCAGCCTGGCTCACCTGCATACCGAGACCCGTGAAGCCCTGGATAGCGCCGTTAGCAAGGTTCGAGATGCTACCGCCTGCGAGGCTTGACATGCCGCCCTGCAAGATACTGGACAGTCCAGCCATGCCCGCCTGGTCATGCGCAGCGTTGTTGGCAATGTTGGTGAGTTGCGTGTTAGTAGCACGCTCCAGATTGTTGACACCGATCATGTTCTGCCGTGCAGACCAGTTGTTGTTCCATGCCGTGTCAGCAGCCCTGAGAGCCCTCTGCTGCGACCAATCAGCAGCACTGTGCTGGTAGGAGATACTGTGCGCGTTCGAGGCCGACCAGAGAGCACCGGCGTTGTTGGTCACGGCGACCGTGGGGAGGTTCATGATGCCGAAAGCACGGTCCATGAAGTCACCGTCCTGGCCCGCGTTGACATACGTGTAGGTCGCATCACCAAACTTGTATCGCTTGTCCTGATACTCCTTACCTTCGAAGGAGTACATGGAATTAAGGTTCTCAACCGTGAACGCAATGCGAGGATTGGGAGGCACGACGTGGGAAATCTGAGTAACACTCAGATCATCACTCATAATCGTCTCAGGACGAAGAATGAGACCCGTACCGGTGTACGTCGTGAGTTCAAGGGCGGAATACGGCCACACCTGAAACTTCTTCAAATGGGTGTAGCGCCCGTTTGAGATAGCGGTGACATTCGCCTTCAACATATCCCGGAATCCTCGATGCAGGACAATGCCCTCGCGGATAACGTTGATCTGACTGTCGTCGTTTGTGAGCGGGAAGATGTAATTCCTGAAACCCTCCAGTTTACCATTCTTCTCGACAATTGCCTGATTAATGGCAGACGCTGGGACGATGGTAACAGAGACAATCCCCTGAGAAATCCAAGGCTTAGTCCGCAACTCATTGAACAGCCCGGTCACATCAGACGAAGCCATGACGTAAAGGGATACGCCGTTAGGAATCCACTCCGCTAGGCACCCATCCGACGACTCCAACTTGGGGTTATCAGTGTCCCCGTGCTCTCCTTGCAGGAGGATGGTAGACGCGATGATAGCAGAGTAACCGGAGATTCCACCAGCCTTTCCCGTCTCCCCAATGTCGTCAAGGTGCTTCGTCAGCATCTTCCCATTCATGTACTCCCCACCAGTATCAAAACCTTCCGGCACTGACAGGAAGCGCGCGCCCTTATCGGGGGTCGCATTCTCGGCCGCAATACCTAGGTGGCCGCGCTCGATGTAGCAGCGCCCCATCTCGATACTGTGGATGTAGGTCTGCCAAACATCAAGCATGAGAGTAATTGCCGTAGTGTTTGGTGCAACATAGTCCACGGAACGAATGAAGTAAAAGAACAGGTTCTGCTTGTCACCCCCAGGCACCGGCTGAGCGCCGTTAGCAACGGCGATGTAGTTGTAGTTGTTAACCTGCCCGAACGGGAGGTTAATGCGAACAGGGACGCCGGGGGCACAATACGTCAATCCACCCATGTGAACCTTGGGACCCTTACCCGCAAGTTCCGTCCACAGTGACATCGGAGAGTCATACCACACAACGTCACGGTACGATGCATCCCACGCCACGTTGGCAAGGATGATCTGAGAGTTCGGTCCCCAAACACTGTAATCAAAGTTGAGGCCGAAGGATGATCCGTTAGGAAGTTGCTGTATCTGATTGCTCATGCCCATTACTATAGCACGAATCCCCTGCCTTGTCAGGCAGGGGATTCGTGGTTCTGAGTGGGCTAGATCACTCAGGGCTTGGGCCAGTCCTTCGCAGCATGAGCCACGTTCACGGTGACACTCTGAGTCGCCGTCTTCGCAGCCTCCTTCGGGTTGGCCGGATCAATCAGGGTGCAGGTACCGGTCACGGTCAGCGTCTCGGCCGTCTCCTTGATACCAATGGAGAGCACACCCTCGTTGTCAATCTTGGTGCGCTTGTCCTTGTTGCCGCTCACCTCGTAGTCAATACCAATCTCAGAACCGCCAAGGTCCGTGCCCTCCAGCGGGAAGTTCACGATGACGTTCTGACCCGGCTCGGCCTTGGTCACGTCCTTACCATCGGCGTCCTTGACGGTGCCAACACCAAGGCCGGTCACCTTAGGCTGGATCACGATGTGCTGGTCATCAGCACCAGTCGTGAACATGATGGCAGGAGTGAAACGGGAGGCACTGATAATCTCCCAGTGGTGCAGGAAGTAGTTAGTGCCCAGCGAAACAGGGTTGTACTGCGTGGTGTTCTGGAGCTTGTTGTCCGCAATCATGAAGAAATCACGAGTCGTCATGATCGCCTGGCAACCATCGATGCCGAAATGCTCAGCAGGGATAATGGTGGTGCGACCCACCATATCCGCCTTCTCAACATTGAAGGCGCCGGCAAGCGCCTCAACGTCAATAGTTGCCATCGCCTCGGGAGTAATGAACAACTCCAGTTCACCCGGCTGTGCCGTCACATGCATGTGAGCGGCGTTGTAGCGGGTAGACGGGAAGGTGATGGTGCCCGCCATGGCGCGCATCTTCCGCAGAGCCGCCTTCGCGTCCGCCTCGGTCGCCGTGTCCGTGCGCAGGTCGGGAACGTGAACGTGGTAGAACCCACCGTTCTTCTCATACTCGCTGAACAGAGCGCAGGTGGCAAGAAACTCGTCCCACTCATCGGAAGTGGTGGGCACCGTGAGCAACTGGTGGACGAAGGGGGAGAGGCCGTCAGGGTTGAGGACCGCCGCCTGCAACTGGGCCTCGTTAATCGTGATCGGGTAGTACTCCTGACGATTGCGCTTGTGGAAGGAGACCTCCATGGGAGCCTCATGCTTCCCAAACAGTTCCCGCTCCAGATAATCACGCTCAGGGGAGTACACGTGCGACTTGATAAGACCGACCTGGGCCTCCTCAATAGTGTCACCATACTCGATCTTCTGGCGCTTGAACTTCGCCATTCGGTTCTGCCACGTAATGTTTCGAGTGACGACTGTGCCGATACGGTTCACGAGTGCATCAATAAACTCGTTGTAGGCAGGAGGGTTGTTGGTCAGCGACTTCATGACCTGGGCCAGGTTTGCCTTCGTGGCCTCGGGAATGCGTCGATTGTACTCGTTCGTGCCATCCTCACGAATGGCATTAAGAATCGCAACATTGTCCTTGTCGCGAAGGATTCCGGTCTGCCGTGCCATTTCTGTTTCTCCTTGTTAGTTGGCGGACTCGAACAGGGCGTCGATGCCGCCAT